AATCAGCCATAGATCTGGCTTCTTTTTCGATTGTGGTTTGCAGAGTAGACAACTCGCCCAACAGGCGGCCGCGCTCTTCTTTCAATGCTTTAATTTTATTCATGATTTTGTGTTTTGTTTAAAAGTTTTGGTATCTCAATAAAGCCAATTTAATAACATCGGCAGAGGCTTGGCTTCTTTTGGCCTCTTCGATTTCTTGCTCCTGATCACGCATAGCAACAATGCTACGGGCGTCGGCTTCAGTATCGGCATAGGCGGGATAAGTTACAGGGCTCACATCATACAAATCCTCAATTACTTTGATTGTGCGCTTGCCCATAGATCCGTACTTTTCAGACTCAGACCACACTTGCTCTTTGATTGTGAATGCAAATGAACTCTGTGTGATATCGCCACGCATAATAGAACGCACAACGCTCATATGTGTTGGATTCTCATAATCTGGAATCCACGTATATTCTAAATTTCCATCGCCATTTACAAACACTTTGCAGGTGTTTGCCTTGGTGCGTCCCAAAATCAACTCGGCTTCGTGATTGAACAAACAACGAATGTCGTAATCTTTAGACAGAGCATTGTCAAACGCTCCCGGCAAAATAACCTCCTCAAAATATCCTAGATCCGTAGCGGAATTAATGACAGCAGCAATGCCGCCAATTTCTTTTGGCATGCCTTCGCCGTCCTCTCTGGTGTGAACAGTGCCCGTAAATGTGCGCCTTTCTTGTTTCATTAGATTACTTCTGTGTTATTGGTTCCCTCTGGGTTGTTGTTTTTGTCGGCGGTGCTCATTAGTTGTGCAATTTTGGCGTCCATGTATTCATCGATTTTGCTGGACGGCATCAAATTGGATTCGATCAAATATTCATCGCCTCCATTAAATCCGTTTGCATCTTCAAACATGCGGGCCTCGTTTCTAGAAAGCCAACCGCCGCGGATGCCCTTGTTGTAATAATCTGCTCGCTCGTTGGCGCTGGCTCTCAACAGCGAATTAAAGTTAAATTTAAAGTAATAGGTTAACTTATCATTTTCTGTTAACAGCTTGCGGGCCATTTCCTGCTCGATGTTAATCGCATAGGATGCCAGAGTACGTGCGTAAAAATCTTGATACTCCTGCTCAACGCTGGACTTGATGCCATCCTTTGCGCCAATCATAGAAGCGGGAACCCCAAAAATACGGGCTATTTCCTCAGCAGAAAACTTACGCGTCTCTAAGTACTGCGCCTCTTCTGGGCTAAGGCTCAACTTTTCCATCTTGATGCCATTGGGTAGCACTGTGCTGCGGCTTGCCCCATCAATTACATCATCAAGCGATTTCTTCAATGGCACTGCCTGCTCGGGTTTAATCTGTGCGTCAGATGTTAACAAAAATTTCAACACTCCATTTTTGTAGACGCCCGCGCTCTGGCTAATCGCTGCCAAATCAATGCCCAAGGTTTCGGCGTGCACCACGATGGGCGACAAACCTACAAGCGGATCATCACCACAAAGCCCCTTAAAATGCAACATGTCGGCCGCAGGGATCATGCCAGGGAAGCCCTTGCGATTCACTTTGTAAAACAATTGGCCGTCCTGCATGATTGGCTGAACGTAATCAGGTGCAATAGGGTGCAACTCAATGCCCAAATATCTGCTGTCGCGATTAATAAAAGCGTAAGCGTTGCCCTTTAGCGCCAAGTGGCTCACCATGTATTTGGTGAAATCGTATTTTGTTTGATAGGGGTTTGGCTCGTTTACCAATGCCGTAGCGTAATGGATTACAACCTGCTCGCGATTGGTGCCATCGTCTTTATACAACTTTAAAGATAGCCCCGCAATACCGTCTGCAATAACTCTAACACACGCATGCACCGACGCAATAGATAACGCCGTGCGATCATTAACCGCCTGACCGCTTTTTGTTTGATATCCGAAAACATTTTGTAAAGTATTCACTAGCCAATCAGTTGGCTGCGATAAGCTACTGCGCTTCTCCGCTCTTTTTGGCTGCCAGAATTTTAGATTCATCGCCCGCAAATTACAACTGCCCTAAATTACTCACGTTAACAAATTACTTATTACGCCCCTGGGCCAACCACCTGCTCAACGCTGCCCTGAATACATCGTAATTTTTATACCGACGCACGCCAAACTTGCCAAAATACTTTTCCTCGGTTGCATTGTAGGCATCCTCATAAGTCCGATATTTCGGTAAATTGTTGTAATATTCCTGCATGTAGTCGTCCAAAAATTTCATAAGCTTACAAACCAAAAATCAGATTCTTTTTCTTTGGCGGCATCCTGCATGCAAGTGCCCAATGCCATTACTATCGAAACAGGCCCGTCGACTTTATCGCCCGACTTGGCTTTGTCAATTTTGATATTGCCCGCAGGATCAGTGCGCAGCATTATATTGCCCATCATCCAACGCGTAACGGGATTGCCCGCGTGTCTTAATTGTTTGTCTTTTGTCAATCGCTCCAGTTCTTTGGTAGGTGCCGACATTGATACAAAGCCTTGGCCAAAAGGAAACATTTGCAAGCCCTCATTTTGTAGCTCAATAACTAACTGCGAAGAGTTGAATCGGTCAAATGCAATATCTTTTATGTCGTACTGCTGGGCCAATTGAATAACCCGCGCCTTAATAAAAGCGTAATCAGTTACATTGCCGTCCGTTAACTCAATATGCCCATCGCTCGCCCATTGCCTAATCGATTGCCCTGCGGCGTCCTTTCTTTTATATGCCGTTTCAACTGGCAACCAATACCATGAGCGAATCGCGTGAAATTCTGGGAAGTACAAACTAAATGCGCAAAAGTCCCCAGTGCTTGCCAAATCCAACCCGCCATAACACAAAGCGCCCTCTAAATCATCCGCGCCGTCGCAAGCCTTCCAATCGCTGTCGCTAATCCAAGTCATTGCCGTATCGGTCCACACGTTGAGCAGTTTGGTTTTAAATTCAACTTCTTTGTGCACGAACTCCTTGGCCTCGGTCAATCCCTGCTCAAGTTGGCGCGGGTTTACTGAAATACCCCAATTTGGATTTGCCTTTGCCCATACTGCCGGGTCCGTCCAATCATCCCCCTCATCCAATGTATAGATCACCGAAAACAATGCATCGTCTTTTATGTTGCCACTCAACACACCTGCGCAATACTGCCGGTGCTTATAGCAGGGCGCTTCACGATTGAATCCCGCCGTCGTAATGGTAAACAGCAACGGCTGCCGCCTTGCGCCCATTGAGTTTCGGATTACGTTGTAGAGCTCATCATTTGGATGGGCATGGTATTCATCGATACAACAAAAGTGTGCATTGAGTCCGTCCTGCTTGCCTGGGTTCCACTCGAGCGGTTTGTATATGCTTTGCCCGTAAAGGATCCGCCGATTGTTCACAGAATTGTTAACGGTAAGCGCTTCATTCAACCAGGGCAGATTTTGGCAAACCCTAACCGACTCGCCGAACACCATCATCGCCTGATCCAATTTTGTAGCCGCTGAATAAACCTGCGCCGCTGATTCATCATCTGCAATTAACCCGTAAAGCATAATCGCCGAGGAAAAAGTAGATTTACCATTTTTGCGTGGCACCTCAACATAAGCCCGCGTAAACCTGCGACTTCCATCTTCATTAAGAAACCCAAACAGATTCCAAATTATAAACGCCTGCCATGGCTCGAGCTCAAACGGCTTGCCCGCATATTCGCCCGTGCTGTGCTCGAGCTGCTCAATAAATTCAATGGCATGCAAAGCGTAGGTATCAGAAAATCCCCAACCCGCTGCGCGATCCGCCACATATCTATCCACGGCATTGCGCACGTGTTCACAAACTGGCACCGCGCCAGATTGGATGTCGCTTATATACTTTTCAACTTTTTGCACTGGCTTTCAAAAATGGCCTTTGCCTCTTCAGCGAGTTTCAAGTTGCGATACACAAACGCCTCATCCCACAAACCAAACTTGCCACACTCACGGAATCCGCTGCCTTGGTCCATGGTGATCACAAATTGATGGCCTCGCTCTTCAATCCTGTACTCGCGTCCCTGGTATTCAACATGCGCCGTTTCAAATGCGGCTTTGTGCGTTGCTTTGTTAACTGTCTTTTTCATGTTATGCGGTTTTAGGTTTTCTTAATAATTCTAATTTGCTTGCTGGCTTGACGTTGCCCGTTTCAATCCTTGCCCGGGCGCTCGGCGTGATTCCAAACAACTGCCCCATCTGCGTGGCTTGCTTCAATGCTTTGCTGCGCACATCATACCACGGCGAAACAACTCGCTCGCCAAATCTGTTAACAACAACCTCGCCCTCTTTGTTGTTTATCTCGCAAGCTTTTTTATACAGGCCCAACTCGTTGCAATAACCTGCAACCAATCCTAGATCCGCGCCAGCCAGTAGATTGTTATTTTTCAACTCCTTGCAAGTGATATCCCAGTACTCAAAGCCCAATTCGTTTAGGTGAGCGGGTGGTTGTGGAACTCCAACACTCAGCTCGACAATCATCGGCTGCTCAAGACTTCGGTCGGCGCGAAAAGTCCCCTCGATTTTTTTTAAATCAACGGGTTTGCGTGGTCTCCCTTTCATATTTACAAATATAGTGTAAAATTTGAAACTTTATTTTCGCCCATGTGTGAAGAAAAGGAAGGCCTGCGGTTTTGTGGGTCCTGTCTAAAGATTTTATAGGGGGTTGGGCTCGGCATTCCTTTCCTTGGCGCTCTTACTCGCGTGGCAGGAATTGCACAACGGTTGCAAGTTATCGGCGTCCCAGAACTCACCACCTAGTCGCACTGGTTCAATGTGATCCACCATCTGCGCCAAGGTAATCAATCCAACAGACTCACACGCTTTGCACAGTGGCGAGGTTTGCAACACTGAAGCGCGAAGGTTGCGCCAATGCTGGGTATTATAGCGCGGCTCTATGTATGACCCTTTAACGTATTGGCGTGGCTTCTTGCCTCCCTGCTTAGGCTTGTTTATTGTTGGCATGTCAGTAGCAGTTTAAAGTCTAGCAATGATCGCACCAAATGATAATCAAAACCACAGTCTCTAACACGCTGAGCAAATACCTTCTGCTCTTCTGATTGCGTGCCTGTCGATGTCTTGACTTCAACGAATAGCAACTTACCAAAGTATATCACAATTAGATCACTGGCACCTGGTGTTAATCCTGTGGCCTTCATGAGCATCGCCGTGCGCTTATCCCTTAGCCCTCCATTCGGTATGCTAAAGATTAAACAATCCTTATATTTTATTTGGAAATAGTTTTTATAATACATTATAATTTCCTGCTGTATTTTATCCTCAGTCATATATTAGCAAAGTTAGCAATTTGTGCGGTGGTCAGAGGGTGGTCAGAGAAAAAAAGCTCTCTGACCACCTCTAAAGGCGCGCTATCATTGGGCGCAAGTCGAAAGGTGGTCAGGTGGTCAGAGAAAGTCAAAGACTTTTCCAGAACTACAAAATAAAAAAAATGGGATTTTGAAAAATATTTTTCTAGGGAAGTTATGTTTTTTGCGTGCCTCTCTGACCACCTTTTGGTCAAAGCCTTATAAACATTGGGCTGAGCGGTGGTCAGAGGAAATCGGGTTTTCATTGTCTGGCTATTTTTACAACTGCATAGCAGCGCATTGTTGATCCATTCACCTTCCTTTTCACCTGTTGGAAGCCCAAATTTTTCATTTCCATCCCCAACTTTCGAGTGTCAAAAATGCGCTGTTGGCTGTTCACCTCGAGATATATTTTCAATTCGGTATTTGTTAAATAATCGCTATAATCACCATTTTGCGGAACTCGAAAATATTGGTTTATCAATTCCGCTTCAAAATTAATAGCATTAAATTCACTACTATTTTCGTTTAGTTGAAGTATGTCCTCACTCGAAAGGTGCCAATTGAATCCTGATTGGTAGAGGTCGTAAAAGGCCATAAACAGCGCCGTTTTGTCAATGGCGTTGTATCGTGCGTGATCAATGCCGAGCACGTTGATAGGCAGGATTCGGCGGTTGCCTGTCGGGTCTGATATAAGGCCCAAGTCATTGGTAGTTCCTGCCAATACTGCCAAGCGCTTCAAATCTCGGTGGGTGCGCCCATAAGGCAAGCGAATTGAGAATGACGCCTTACTCGTTAACTCCTTAAATCGTTTGGCCTCAAACTTAGATTTACCTCCAAATTCGTCATCCATAATGATAAGTTTTTTTGTCAGCAAAATATCGTCATCTTTTCCCCCATCCAGTTTAGACTCTGCGTAGTAGTTGGCGAGTGGCTTGGGTAGCAGGCGCCTAAAGAACTCAGTTTTACCTGTATTCTGTCGCTCGCCTGCCAATACCAACACCAGGGGCGAGGTATGTCCGTAAACGCTGGCAATCATTCCAACGCCCCAATGAGTTAAGTATTTAGCAACGTGCGGCGTGGTGGTTTCGATGCAGGCGGCCAACTCATCGATAATTTGCTGGCTGCGCTGTACTGACTCATTGGCCTTCAGGAAGTCCTCAAATGGGTTGTAATATCGTGTGAGTTCCGAATAGATCACGCGGCAGAAAAACTCAAATGATATTTTGTTATCTGTTAATTCTGAAAATTTCAAATACATCGTATTTAACGACATATCATCGATTTGCTTCGGCCTGTTGTTAAATGTTACTGAGCGGTCCTCAATATCTGCCGTGATTGTATTGTAGTGCAGTTGGTGGTTGTTGGAGAGGTATAACTGGCACAAAGCAACGGGCGTCTGTCCTGTCAATTGCAGCGAAACATTGGCCTCAAATACTGCGGCGGCGGTTTCGGTGGCTTTTTCAACGTCCATTCCAGACAGCCGGGCAATCTCAACCACCGACTCCTGAGCACGCCCTTGCTTTTTGGCCATTTTTGCAATGTTCTCCAACTTGACAGCCTGCTGACTTTTCAATTCAACCCCTGCCTGTTTGGCGTAATAGTAAAAGGTTGCTATTCCTATTTTTATCTGCCCCGTGTCTCTTAAACAATAATTATACTGCCTATCAGCCTTAATATGATCGTACTTTGAATTTTGGGCCGCGATGGCGTGGAAATACTCACGACCTCGCTCTCCAAACTCTGAGGCCAGTGCAAAGCCGATGTCGAGATAGTTTTTGTAGGCCCCCTCTGTTAGATCATAACCACCCCGGCAAATCCTATCTATCAGCTCATCAAATTCATTGCCAGTTAGCACAGTGTGCACTTGCTTTGGCTTGGCTTCCTTTTTCGGGTACTCTTTAAACGTCTTGCTTTGCTCGTTGGTATAAAGTAGGGGGTCGTATGAGAGGAATCTGAGGCGGCTCACATTCTTGCAACTCTGATCAATCAATTGCCCATAATTGCGGAAATAATACTGTTTTAACCCATTGAACGCATCGAGATGGCGCTCTGGCTCAATCTTTACCAAGGCGGCCAATCCATTGCCCGAAACGCTGAGCAAAGCGGCGAATGTATACGGATCTTTTGCCAGTTCAGACTTTAATCGAGCCACATCGTCTACAGCGTCAAAATCAATACAAATAAGCCCTGAGTGTTGAATGAGGTTTGCATTGCTTACGTTGTCTTTAAACACCCCCGAAATCGTAACCGCAGGAATCCGCTGCTTTGCCTCCGCCTGCTCATCTTTGCTCAGCGCCTTGGTATTTCTGTAGGCTTCAATAAGTGCCAAATGCTGACCAGATCGCACGAGGGCGAAATAATCAGCGATTTGGATAGTGTGGTGCTTTGCCGACTGTCTTATATTCGGCAGATAGGTTATTTGCATATTGTAATCTTGAGTAAATGCTCAGTAAGCGTGCAAAGTATTTGCCCGTTCAGTTTAGCGTCGCGAATATACTCGCCATTTTCATCGTGTAGGTGAATTGCTTTAATTAGTATGCCCTGTTCGGTTACTTCAACGTGGGCGATCCGTGCGTGAGTTGGTTTAGTTTTCATCTATAGTTTATATAACAATTTGGGCAATGATATTCTTTAAGTTGTGGCCTCCAGTAAACTCTGTGGTTTTGCTTACACTTTGGGCATTCTGGCATTTCTACGGTTTCTATCGAATCAAAAACTCCCTGCCAATATTGGTGCCCCTCTCGCGTCTGATCCCATTTGAAAGTGTCTAAAAGCATATCCTTTAAAGTTTCGCAATTTCTATACTTTTCGTGGTGCTCTACATATCTCATAAATGAGTCATACATCGGCAACTTTTTGGCCTTTGTTCTAATTTGTTCCTTAATTCTTACGTCTTGTATTTTCATCTGTTAATTGTATTGCTTTAAATATTTGATAAGCAACCTGTGGCACTATTGCGTTGCCGTAGGCTTTTATGGATTCTGCTCTCCACTTTGAAAAGGTAATTCCGTCCAGTTGGGTGGGAATCCCATCATTTCCGCCACAAACCGGGGATTGAGTTGGGAAGTTTTCCCACTCATTTCTTGGGTATCTGTCATCACTCGTGCCGTTTGTTCTAAAGTCATGTTTAACACTTGACCCTTCTTGGTCATGTTTTCCCCATCTGTTAATTTCCGGTCCCCCTTGTAATCCCTTGCACATGGTGTTGGTAACATCCCAATTATTGTATATGCATTTAAATTGCTCTGTATTTTTTTTGTTCTTTTCTCGTTTTGATTTGGAATTCTTCTGTCCTCCATTACTGCTGGCGTTGGTAGCAGTCCCCTTTGATAGATGAATCCCGTCTGTACCTCTTGAGCAAGTGTTCCCGAATTCCCGAATCGTTGCTCCTTCTTCGATAGATTCTCGCTGTACGCATCCGCTGCGCATGGTGTTTTTAGCAACAAACCACACTCGCTCTCTTCGGTGTGGCGCTCCGACACCGCACGCAGGTATAATAACGGGCGCGACTTGATACCCATAACTTTCCAACTCAGCGCACACCTCGTCGAATACCATTCCCCCGTTCCAATTAGTGAGGCCGCGAACATTTTCGCCCACGACGAAACGCGGGGAAATTTCTCGTATTGCTCTAAGCATCTCTGGCCAAAGGTGGCGCTCATCTTCTTTTCCGAGGCGTTTGCCTGCGCTGCTGTATGGTTGGCAGGGAAATCCTCCTGTGAGAATGTCAATTTTGTTTGCATATTTTGTAAAATCTGTTTTTGTTATGTCGTTAAATGATTCTGCGTTGGGCCAGTAATGCTTTAGCACTCGCTGCCCAAAAGGATTCCACTCGCAATGAAATTTATTCTCCCATCCCATCCACTCCGCTGCAAGGTCAAAGCCTCCAATTCCCGAAAATAAACTACCGTGCTTCATTCCTTTATTGCATAAGTTACTTCGATCCCAAAAGCGTTATGGCCTAGCGTTGTTTCTTTAAACGCCTTTTTCATTACTTTCACCCACTGCGCTTCAGGCAAACTGATCCCTCGGATAAACTCCTGTATTTCGGTGCTGTTATAGCTTTTATCTGTGTGTTCTATTTCTACTGTTATTACAAATGTTTTCATAATTCAGCCTCCTTTTGCTCTTCATACAAATCGTACAAATATTCATAGTTTATTATGGCGCTTTTATATTCTGCATTCTGATAAAAATCAAAAATACCCTCTTTTATTAATCGTGTTTTAATCACGTCAACTTGAGCCAGTGCAAACTGAACCTGCACAAAATCTATTTTGTTTTCGTTTTTCATTTCTTCATCATTAAAATGTACCTAACCCCCGACTGGCTGTAACCCAACCGCTCGGAAATTTCCCTAATTGAATACTTTAGATCCTGCCGCATAATCAAAACGGCATACTGTTTCGGCGTGTAGCCTTTGAAGTCTATTCTCATAATTTTACTATAAAGTTTTTAACTGCGCCACCTTCGGCAAATTCTCGCTCCCTGCGATTGGTATAGCCCTGCGTGTAGCCTTTTGCATCCCAGAACCGCCTTAATTCCGAGTAGTTGGCGTAATACAATACCCGCTCAATAAATGCCTGCTTGTAGTTCTTTCGGCTTTTAAGTTCCCATAAATCGGCTGGAGTTTTGGCAATCTCAAACAGATATCGGCCGTTGAGCTTTTCGTAGGACATCAATTCCAAACTGCCGCGCTCGGCTTTCTTTTCGGTTGCAAATATCTCACCGCAAAACTCACAGAAGCGAGCGGATGCGTAGAGCACAGCACCGCAGCAGGGGCAATCCTTAACAGGTGCCACGCCTTGACCTTTCTTTTGCTCCATTCCAGCAAATGCTTTGCCCCAATCGCGTGCCTCCTGCCAAAATCCTAAGCGGTGCACATTCTCGCCAAAATCGAGGATAGTGAACTCTTTTTTACTCGCCGTCGGCCGTGATCCACGCCCCACCATTTGCAGCCATAGCGCTACGGATTTGGTAGCCCTGTTCACAACAACAACCTCAATATCTGGGCAATCAAAGCCAGTGGTGGCAATTCCGCAGTTAACGAGGATTCCGTATTTACTAACCATAAATTCCTCTATTAGGTCGGCTCTTTCGTATGCGCTTTGTTTTGAGTGAACGCAATAAACCCGCCCCTCTCCCAACTCCTTGGCAAAAGCCTCAGCGGTATTTATTGACGCCTCAATATTCACACAAAAAACAATTGCCTTCTTATCTCTCCAACGCTTGCAAAATTCCTGCACAACACCCTCATAAACTTTTGGGCGGTTGAAAGCGTCATCCAATCCCTGCGCTGTGAATTCGCCCATTCTGCTGGCAATTTTGGAGGTGTCCACTGGATGCATTGCGTAGGTGATTGGGTTGCAGAGATATCCCTGCGCGATCAGTTCCCCAATCCCTACCGAGTTAATGAGTCGGCCATAACTTTGCGCCATCGGTGGCTTACTTACTGGCGTTGCAGTTGCTCCAATCACAAAGCCGTCGAATCCCTCCAGAATTTTGCGAAAGTTGCCAATGTGCGCCTCATCAATTACCAGCAAATCGTAACTGCTTAAGTTCACCACCCCGCGCTTTATTTGGTTGTTAAGCGTCTCCACCATCAAGATATCGCAGCGGTTTAGTTTGCCCGCTTGGCTGAGCAGTTCGCGCCTGTGGGTAATGATTGCAACCCTTCTGCCCTTTTCCAACACTCTGCGCACAATCTCAGAAAATACAACCGTCTTGCCCGCTCCAGTGGGCAGGCACAACACAACCCGCTTACTTTCTTTAAAAGCCCCGCGGATCTCATCGACAGCGGTTAACTGGTATGGCCTTAGTTGCATATCCCGAGCAGCTCCTTGACTGTTTTGTAAATCTTTTGGACTGATCTGTCAAACTCCAAAAAATCCCGCATCCTGTTGTAGCTGTTAATTGCCGTCGAGTGATCACGCCCCAAACGTCTGCCAATCTCTGAATATCTTAAAGCGTAGTGCTGTCGCAGAATGTAAACCAACATATGCCGGGCATCCTTAATGTCGCCCTCCCTGGAAGTTGAAAGCAACTGCGCAGGGGTTACATCACAAGCAATGCAGACGGACTGCATCACTTTGGCGAAGTCATCCATTTTGCTGGTAAATTTAACCTGTGGGCGAAGTAGCTCGTTTTTTAATCGAACCACCTCGGCCTCATATTTGGATGTCATTTGTAGGATGCGCATTTGTAGCTCCTTATTCTCCCTGCGTGCTCTGCTGTATAGTTGTAAATAGTCTGTAATCATCTGGCTTTATTATTGAATGTCTGGATAGTTCGTACTGCTCGGCAAGTTTGATATATTCCCGCAATTTGTCCCGCTCTTCAATGTTGGTAATCATAAAACAAGCGTTGTAAATGTGCAGTCTAATGGTTTGTTCTGGTAGGTCAATCATTGCTCACCTCCTCCGTAGATTTGTTGGTAGTATTGGTCTGCATTTTTTCTTGCGTCAGTATTTTCATCCCATTCCGTAAAAATCGCAGCATCAATATGCGCTAAAGTTATTTCTTCCTTCTCCATTTCTTTGGCTTTTTCAATAAACTCTGTATAATAAGAAGAAAATTCTTCACCATTTTTAGTTTCTATTGCATTTAGCAACCACTCCACTGCCGTCTGTTGTTTTGGCTTACCCGTGTTGTTTTCCTTTGCAAATTGATTAACCTTGTCAAGGTACTCAACTGCATTAATCTCCGTTTGTTGTTTATTGTTTGTCATTGTCCCATCCCTTTCTTTTTCGCCCTATGCCTTGCTTTTCTAATCCTCGCCTGCTCTCTTCTGATTGATTCCTTTGCTTCCAGTGCAAACAATTTCTGCAATGAGGCTGCCAAATCATTCTCGGCAATTAGCAAACGCTTGGCGCAATCTTCGCCCCTTTGTTCCCACGTCTTTGCTTTGTCTTTTTCTGCTCTGGCTTCAGCTTGTAGGTCGAGCAGTTTGGTGGATTGCTTGGCGTATTGCAAAGTCTTGCGGTTTAATTCCTTGCCCAATCCGCGCACCTGTGCACGTGAGGCGTTAATGGCAAGCCCGAGCACGATCGTGCTGCCGGCTGTTGCTGCGGTTAAGATTTCAATTATCATTTTGAATTATCGTTTTTGATTACAAGGTTTAAAACATAAAGCGCGGCCACGCAAAGCATAAAAGAAAAGCGAGCGCTCTCTGGCCACGTCAACGGGTTAAATTGCCCCGATACAAATACAAAGGCTGCATAAGTGATCAGCAGGGCCTGCGCAAAGCAGAGCATAGTGGTTCGGAGGCTCATTTGTCTGCCCTCCCTCTGTACATTCTGCGCTGATAAAGCATCTGCGTGAACTCATCAAACTCGGGGCGAAATTCATCGCGCTCAAATTTGTAGGGCTCGGCTTCAGGGGTTTCGATTCTGCGCTTTTTGTTGCGGCGAATTACGTGAGCGCAATAGGCTACCGCAATGGTAGCAGGCGCTAAAATGATTGGATAAATAATATCTAAACTCATAATGTGGTGCTATGTGGATGCAAATATAAAGGCGTTTTCCACAAAACAAAATAAATTTTAAAAAAAAATGCCCCGAGCCGAAACCCGAGGCAGTTAGCA